GCCTTGCAGACACTCTAAGCAAGTCACGTTCCCCTTCAGGCACACTTAAAACCAAAAGCAAATGACTGATAGCCTCTTCTATCGCTGCTGTTGCGTTGCCGTTGTAATGCTCAGATGCAATAATTAATAAATCGCTGTACATTTGGTCTTCAATTCGAAATGATTTAACTGACTTTGCCATGACTATCCCCTCTGATTAAGTTATACCATCGTAATACATATTCGTAATACAGTCAACACCATTGCCAAACTAAACCAAATAATTTTAAAATTATGATTCCCTGAATTTAAATGCCCAAATTTGGGCAATTAGGATTGCGCTATTATGCGCACTCGTAAATTAAACCAAATAAAAAGCCCACCGAAGTGGGCTAGCATTAGTTGTGGTAAGGCTAGATATTTCCAACCTTTGCGCCCATAGCTCTTGATAGAATATCGTTAAGGCGATCAATGATGTGTTTATCTTCAATCCACAAATGCACATTGCCATTCTGAAACGCTTTAAAGCGCACAGCACCGTTAAAATCAACGTGATCACTTACCCGCTGTAGTATCTGAGTAATGTTTGGCTTCTCGCAGCCAGAAACCATTGCAATGGCCTTACAAATATCCTCAAGCCTATCGCAAGGCCTTGATCCCCAGGCGGCATAGCCGTACTTGCAAAAAACATTGTTTATAATCTGTTTTTTACTAATGCCCATACCTCCATTTGTTTTAAACTTTTTGTCACGCTCGATAAATGCAGTGCTAACCAGGTCTTGAAGCATGTTTGGCCTATTTGCTTTCAGCGTGGCAAATGTTGCTTTGACAGTTTCTAAAGTAACTGGAGGGCACTTCTCTAACTGTTCAGAAATTTTACGCTGTTCGTTAACCGTCATTAATTCTCGGAACTTACCAATTTCAACAATGCGATCCCAAATCTTTTTATCAGCTTGCTGTGTTAATTGCTTGATAGAGTTAATGCGATTACCTTCTTCAGCTACACCGTAAAAAGAATATCTATCAAAACTGAAACCGTGTGTTGACATTGTTTTTAACATTGAATCAGCCTGTCCTAGCGCGTCAACAGCCTTGGTAACTAGCATGACAATCTCATCACGCTTTGCGCAGTAATCCTCTGCCGTCATTATTTCTGATAGTTTTGTGCCAATCATGTTAAATCACTCCTTCGCTGGTTGGTTCATTCTGGATTAACTCCATTCATCATTAGAAATACGATAGCAGCTGCGCGGAGTGGATTTTTTGATGTGTACTCGTGGGTTATTTGACGCAAACCTAAAGAGCGCATCACATAAGTGCTTACAATGGCTGAGCACTCGTTCATTACTTCCCAATCCCAATGCAGGCTAATTTTTCTATCTCCAATAATCGGCCCCATATCAGCCCATGATTTGCATAAATTAAATTCACGCTGACTATCTTCATTAAACAAATATGGCTCATGGCAAAAATCGCTCATATCTTCAAAATTTATCTCTAAAAATTTTACTGCAGCCTTGTTTACTTCGTAATCACTCCAATCGCCCCAAGTTTTCATTTTTTAGTTCCTTTTGACATTGCCGATTCAATCAGCCTTCGAATAACATCGGCTTGTGAGCAGCCCAGTCGAGTCGCTTCTTTTGATACCCATTCTTTGGCTAATGGGCTAATTGCTTGCTTTGCTAGTGTTGACATTGGTAAATCCTCTTGTTTGTGTGGCTTCAATATAGCGTCATTGTGACGTCATAGCAAATTTATTTTAGACAATAAAAAGCCAGCACATGGCTGGCTGGTGGATGTAAATTATGGTGCTATTTTATGCTCATGGCTTTAACTAATAATTGTTGAGCGCTTCTTAAGTGCTGCATTTGCTCCTGATAAGCTAGTTTAAGGTCATCATCTCCGCTAGTTACCATTGTCGAAACCATGTCTAAATATTGCTTTGCGTAGTGAGTCATCATTCGCTGACTTCCTACTAATTCGGCTAAATCGCTAGCGTGGCGCAAATTGTTTAAGTGTTCTTCTTTGCTCATTTTTACGTAATCTTTAAAATATTCCATCGATTCACCTATTTAATTAATCTAACAATAATCGTCTTTGCCGCTCGTACAGCAAAATCACCATACGGAGTTTTATACACTTTCTTTCTCACTGACCAGTGGCGCATATCGTGAATGAATGCCACGGCTGCGGCTTTCTTTGATAGTTCAACTGGTACATTGGCTAATGTCACTTTGCGCATAGATTCACCTTCACTAAAACATTGCCGCCTTGGGTTTTTTCTCCCTTGATTATCGTCAATCGCTGAATCTGCGAATCGTCTTGCCAGAAGTTTGCATGCGTCAATGCGTCCAGCAAGCTCTTAGCGAAGTTATCGCAATCGTAACGCCTAAGCGTTGGCGGATTCAAAGTTAACTCAACAGATAGCGGCTCAGTGATGTTTGACATCGCCAGCCCTAGCGAATCAATCGCGTTAAATGCTGCTATGCGATACTCTCGACCTTTCTTTGTCAGAATCATGCGGCCGCGAAATGGGGTTTTCCATGCGTTAACGCTTGGCGGGTAAGGTAGCGTAAATTCGTAATCACTCATTTCAATAACTCCAATGTTTGCGCCAATAATTCGCGCTCAGTTCCAAAATTAGCCTCGAAAGACTTCCTTCCTGCATGAATGGCTACACCTATGCCGCCTAATCTGTGGTGCATTGGGCATAGCGCGATTGCCTCACGATGGCTTGATCGCTTGCCCATCGTGCCGTTGCCTATGTGATGGCACTCTGCCTCACTATGCAGGCCAAACTCGTTACGACATATAATGCAGCCGCTTGCTGAAACCATGCCTAGGTGATCGCTGTCTGCTTTTGTTTTGGTTGCCATTAAACACCCGCCTTAAAGTTTGCCAAATGGTCTTTGCGTAAAACTACGGTTTCTTTTTTCATCGGTTTAAATCCTGCCGCCTCAAGCGTAGAAAGTGAAACATAGTAAATCCACTCTAACACCAGCGATCCAGATTTAGCACTGCATACGCACCAATCACTAGCTGATAGGTTTATTTCGTTTATCTGATGATTGCGCATAGCCTTTGACAGCATTGTTTTGTGTATCTGCTGAATCTTTGGCAATTGCTTAATGCCATGCGCCTCGCGATACTCTGCATCAATCTTGGCCTGTCTTTCTCTGTCTGCCGACCCGCCTGTGTAGTCACCATCCTTAAATCCCATCAGCTTAGCTAGTGCATCATCATTCATATAAGTATCCTTTATTGTGTCAAGTGATGCAGCCATACTATGCCATAAAATGTATTTAGTAAATATATATAATATATGTTGACCAGATTATTTTTAGTCTGTAAGATTGGTCTCAGTTAAAGCGGAGGTTTAAATGAGTAATGTAAAAAAAGAGGTAAAAAAGGCTTCGATTATTGTGCTAAAGCCGTCTATCAAAAAGATGGCGCAGAAGTTGGCAAAAAAGCATGGAACCTCGCTTTCTGAGTTGATCGCTCAATCACTGTTACGTGCTGAGCAAGAAAGCGAGTTTGTTAAAGAATGCGTAGCAAATGGCGAACTAACGCAAGTAGAGGCAGAAATTAAATTCAGGAATGATTGGGGGTTATAAAATGGCTGTTCCAGTAATGATTTTGGGTGAAAGCGGTAGCGGAAAGACTCGCTCACTAAAAAACCTTAATCCAAAAGAAACAATCATCATCCAGCCAATCAAAAAGCCTTTACCATTTAGATCTGCTGGCTGGGAGCCTTTTAATTTAAAGGAGAAAACAGGATCGGTATTACGTACTGATGATTACAATGTGATCAAGTCAATATGCTTAAACTCTCACAAGAAAGGTATCAAGCAAGTCATCATTGACGACTCGCAGTACATAATGATGAATGAATCACTAAGGAGGTCTGACGAAACTGGCTTTAAAAAATTTACGGAGATGGCCAAAGGTTATGTTGATTTAGTTACCACAATAGCAAACAGCGAAAGCCCTGTGATCGTTTACTTTATGACTCACACTGAAGAAAGTGAAAGCGGTAAGGTTGTAGCCAAGACTGTTGGCAAGATGATTAATCAGCAGGTGTGTCTAGAGGGGCTGTTCAGTATCGTGTTGCGCTGCATGTGTTCAGATGGACAGCACTACTTTACTACAAAAACAAGCGGAATGGATTGCGTTAAAACGCCTGAAGAAATGTTTTCAGGCGACAAGATAGAAAACGATTTATTAATAGTTTCACAATCAATCAACGATTATTACGGAGTTTAAAAAATGTCTCATTCAATGTTTAACTACGATCAAGAGCAAGCAGTTCAAGCTGGAGTTAGCAATTATGTTAGTGACTCAGGCGCTTATGGCGGTAAATTACTGACTGCGGAGTGGGTTGTTTCTACTCAGAAAGGCACCAAAGGCATTGAGCTTACATTTGAAACAGTTGATGGGTTAAAGGCTAATTACCTAACGATCTGGTATCAGAAAGCAACTGGGGAGCAGTTGCCAGGCTCGAAGATGCTTAACGCCATTATGGGCTGCTGCAAGGTAACAAACCTAACATCTAAGGCAGTAACGTTTCCAGAAGGGCCAAAGTATTTCTGCCAAGAACTGGAAAACAAATCTCTTGGCCTTATCTTACAGAAAGTC